GGTATATGCGCCCTGTGTGGTTTCGTACGGAATCGGGGAATGGAGCATCGGGAGTCCATGTGACAACTTCATCGTCATCAAAGGCGTAGGACATACATAGAACATCCGTGCTGGCATCTTGCGCATAGTTATAGACTCCCTTTGTTGTAAGATCACATCGACTGCGTGTCTCGAAATCGACCCATAGTATTTTCATTTTTATCTCCCGAATACGACTGAGGACTGAGCGCCATGGTTCCCGCCAGTGACGATTCTCAAACTAACTCTTGTTTAAAAAACCCAATCCTCATGCGTATTAGGGCGGGGTACTCGCTGCACCTTTCGGCATCCGCTTTCCCCCTAAAGATTAACTACGGCGACGACGTGTTGGTGCTTCCTCTGCAACTGCTTCTGCTTCAGGCTCACCATCCATTGACACCCACTCCAGTATTTCAAACACTGGTGTGTAGATACGACCATAAGACTTATGCTGGTAGTGATCTTTCTTCAACTTCACGACCGGCACAGGCTTTGATTGATCCTTCTCGATCTGCTCAGCAATAGCGACACCAAGTGCTTGGATCGCACGCTTACCGCCAACTGATGTAACGGTGTAACGTGCTTCTAAACCCTTGTCTTCACCTGACAGACATTTGATCATCATGCCAACTTGCTGCTCCCAACCCTTCTTGGCGTTAGGCGGCGCGCTTTCCAACTCTGGCAGCGGCTGAGTAACCGACACCATCTTTTCACCCAATACTTCACCGTCACCCCATGCGATGAAACCATGCACGAACGAGAATGGATTAACTGCCCATGTCGATTCGTCATCGACTTCAGTCTGGTCAGCGCCATAAACCCAGTGGCCTGTTTTATCCATCTTGATGATGGCAGTACCTGCTGCGCCTACGTCCTGCTCAAGCGTGCGTAATGCGGTGGTGAGAGTTGATACGGATGGGAGATTTGCTAATGCGAATGACATTGTATTTTCCTTTATTGAAGTTTAGTTAATGCGGCTTTCAACTGAGAGCCGATTTGCAGCACCGCTGGACGTGGATCAGAATCCGGCGCCAACGTATTACCTGACGAGACGGATACAACCAACTCGCTAGGGAATTCTTTTTTGCCTACGATCTTTTCGATCTGCGCAGGCGATTTTAATTTTGCTTCTACTACATCGCTAATCGGCAGCGACATGTTGTTGACGAAATGCAGTGTAGCCTTTTCTTCATCAACCCACTGACGTGTGCCACGCTTAGCAACTAACTTAAAACCTGGGACTGGTTGATCATTCTCTAACATGCGCTGCGCTAATGCACGCAAATCTTTCAAATAATCCTCAATCACTGTCGCCTGTTGCAATTGTAGCGCGATCTGCTCTTTAGGCAGGTCTGCTAACTGTACCTTTAATGCACGCTCAACTGCGCCGGTCATTTGTGGGCAGATAGGTTTAGCAGTACACCAACGGCAGTGGTCACCCGACTGCATAGGAGGGGATGGCCATGATGATAAGCGCACTGCATATGCTAACTCTTGTTCAAACTGTTGGACACGCGCAGGTGTTGTCACCCAACGCTTGACCATTGGCGGCTGAACAATAATGCATTCGATTTCTTTGACGTCTTTAAATACCCATGCTACTTCAGCGGTACGCATGGCGGCTGCGGCGTAAAATAGCAGCTGGGGATTTTCCTCTGCGTCCACCACGACTCCATCCCCGAATTTCCAGTCGAGTACAATAGCTCGGTCGCCAATACGGCCAAGTAAATCAGTAAAGCCGAACACGCCAGGTAAAAAATCACCAAATCCCACTCGACTTTCAACAGCGTATTCCATAATTTGTTCAGGGTCGATAGCATTGAGGGCTTCGAGAGCGGGAACAATCTTCTCGTCATATAACTCCTGTGTCAGCACTTGCTCTTTGTAAGTATCGCCAATGACGTTGGTGTCGCCATCTAATATCTTGGCAATAGCGGTATGCAATAGCGTACCACGAGCGGCGTGTTCGCTTTCTAATTGTGGTGGCATCTTAGCAACAAGTGCAACTGACGCTGGGCAGTTGATTACGCGTTTGGCAGTTGACCCGCCGACGATAGTTGAATGTGACATTTACTCTCCTTTACTGTATTTCGCGGATATTTTTCTCAGGGATAAGATTGCCATTCTTATCAGCTACACGACAGCCCGCAAAGAAAGACCATTCGTGCGTTCTGCCACTATCAGCCCATTTAGCTTCACAACCTGTTTTTTCTAACATTGCTGCAAATAAAATTACAATCATTACAACAATAAAAATTATCCCGCCAACTATCATCCAAGCTTTTACTTCATTGTCCATGGTTACTCTCCTTTACTGTTTGAGCCTCAACTGTAACACGAAAATAATTGTTGTGCAAAAGTTTTTTAGGGTATATATTTGAGCCATGTTAGAAAAAGAAATCGAAAATCATTTTGTTTGGGCAGTCGAGCGCATGGGCGGTAAGTCGTGGAAGTTTACGTCGCCTGGGCGCAAAGGTGTGTCAGACCGCATAGCCTGCCTGCCTGATGGCAGTACATGGTTTGTGGAGCTAAAGCGCCCTAAAGGTGGTGTGCTGTCACCACTACAAGCGCAATTTCAAAGTGAAGTTGTTTGGTTAAAACAGAAATACGCATTACTACATACGAAGGAATTAATAGATGAGTGGGCAGAGGAGCAGAAATGAACTATTGCAATCATAAATGGGGTAAATGGAATGACCCAATAGACACTTTCCACCACAACACAAAAGTTCAATCAAGATTTTGTATTGAATGTAATAAATGTGAAGTTAAAAAGATAAAGCAGCCGTGGAATATTTGGTTTAGCGCGTCCAATGTTCGGCAAAGGAGCAGGAATGACTGACAGAGAACTATTACAGCAAGCGTTAGATGCGTTAAATAAATTTGATTCTGGAAAACGCAATCATGGGATGCTATGGCAAGTTCCTGTTATTGAAGCAATTAAAGCCAGACTAACGCAGCCAAAGAAAGAATGGGTTGGGCTGACGGATGAAGAATACGAAGCAATGGCAGAAGATCACGTTACAGACTGTTATTTTGATACGTTGGAATACGCAAAAGCCATCGAAGCAAAACTAAAGGAGAAGAACACATGACATGGCAAGTATGGACAAACGTAATGCAAAAGAACGGGGCTTCAACTCATGTGGTTCCGTTAAACGATCTTCGAGAACACGCAGAAGAAGCGACGTGCTGGTGTAACCCGCGAGTTGACGAGGAGTTGAACTTAGTCACGCACAACAGCGCAGACAATAGAGAGGCGTTTGAAACAGGGGAAAGGAAGCCGACATGACTGACAAACAACCGGAAGCACTGCGGCTGGCTGATGTGGCTCAGAGGTTTGGTCTTGGGGAAGATGTTGCTGTCGAACTACGCAGACTGCATGAAGAAAATAAACAGTGGCAAGACAAGTGCAACACATACATTGAACTGCATGATGCTGTGGTTAAAGATAGCGATAGACTGTATGCGCTTAATGCGGAGTTAGTGGGGGCGTTGCGTCGGTGCGCTGCTTCATTGAATCCTAATCATGAACACACGGCGTTTGTTTTTGCAGCACTTGCCAAAGCGGAGGGGAAATGACTGACAGAGAAGCAATGCAGATGGCGCTGGAAACAGCAGAACAAATAGCCTGCGCAGATTATCGACATTGGGAAGAGCTCGCATCACTTAGTGAGTTTGAAAGATGGGCAAGATCACGCGCAAACCATATTGCTGAAGCACTACGCGCCAGACTAGCGCAGCCTGAGCCTGAGCCGGTGGCGTGGGAAGTATGGACTATACATAATCATATTTTCTTTTCAATAGGGGTTCAATCATTTCAAATTAATGATGTTCTAGAACACCAACCAGAGGTTTTAGCAGAAGAATTTTCTGAATGGCTTGCTACTCAACTACGCCATGCACTGACACAACTTTCAAACACAGCACCACCACAGCGCGAATGGGTAGGGCTGACGGACGGTGATGTTAATTACTGTGTAGACGCAATATATAAAGGTTTTGACGTGAAGCCGAGAAATGAAGTCGAGATTGCATACTTTGAACGACTAATAAAATTTATTGATAGAAAACTGAAAGAAAAGAATGCAACTTAGACCGTATCAGGAAGAAGCGGCTGACTTCTTATACGAGCGTGATCGAGGCATGATCTTGGCATCTGTCGGCGCCGGTAAGACTGCTATTACGCTAACCGCTATGGTCGCTATGATCAAAGACGGACACGCCAAACGCTTTTTAGTTTTAGCGCCTAAGCGTGTGTGTACTGACGTGTGGCCAATCGAAGCAAAGAAGTGGACAAGCTTGCGCTTAAGCGTGGCGGTGGGTACACCTGCGCAACGTGTAGCAGCACTGGCTACTGGCGATGTTGTTGCAACTAACTACGACAACATTGGTTGGTTAGCCGAACAAAAATTAGATTTTGATGCAATTGTGTTTGATGAGTTGACCAAATTAAAGAACCCATCAGGCGCACGTTTTAAAGCATTACTAAAAATTATTGAGCAATTCAAAATACGTTGGGGCTTGACTGGATCGTTTACCAGTAACGGCTTAGAAGACGTTTTTGGTCAGTGCAAGATCGTTGATCAGAATCTGCTTGGCCGTAGCAAAGGCGCATTCATGCAGCAATACTTTGTATTGATGAATAAAGACTTTGGTGAATGGGCGCCACGCCCTAATGCGCTGCCGCTAGTGATGGCTAAGATTAAACCGGCGACTTTTGTGTTGGAGTCAAAAGAATACAAAGACAAGTTGCCGCCATGTCATACGGTAGAGATGCGTTGTGCGATGGACATGACCAAGTACAACGAGATGAAAAAAGATTTTGTTGCTGAGTTCCCTGATGCAAAAGCAGTAGCAGCAAATGCAGGCGTAGTAACAGGCAAGTTGCAACAGATGTCAGCGGGGTTTGTTTATGAGACAACCCGTGTTGCGTCTGAGGTGCCAGGTAAATTTGTAACTACACAAAAACCTATCTGGATGTCTAACCATAAGTTTGATCTATTGGAGGAACTACTAGATGAAAATCAAAGAGCCAATACGATCTTGGTATACCAATATCAAGAAGAGGTGGCGGAACTTAAGCGCCGCTATAAGAGATTGGCCACCCTCGATGACGTGGACGCAATCGCCAAATGGAATCGAGGCGAAACTGAACTTCTTGCCGTCCACCCTAAATCTGCAGGTCACGGACTCAACCTTCAAACTGGCGGCTCACGCATGGTATTTCTGTCATTGCCGTGGTCGTTGGAGTTATACGAACAAACCGTGGGTCGTCTCCACCGAAGTGGGCAGATGCATGAAGTGTGGGTATACATCCTTATGGCGGAAAAGACGGTTGATGAAAAAATCTGGGCGGCGTTGCATAACAAGCGCGCCATATCTGAAATAGCAATGGAGGAATTAAAATGGAAATAGTTAAATTTATATATTTATTCGCAGGCTTGTTTTTTGGTATTTCACTTACCTCAACAGCATGCGCTTTGACAATTCTTTATTTTTTTAAAGGCGATTAAATGAAACGACTGGAGTATTGGAGAGCTAAGTTACCGGCTGCGCGTGCAGAAGAGCGCATACGGGAGAAAGAGCTAAACCAAATGGCGCGGGCATTTCAGCGTGCGGTAGAACAAGTAGATGAAATTGAAAAGAGGATAGCAAATGAAAAAACTAAGCTGGCGCGCCCTGAATGAGCAACTTCCCACGTTAACAGAAGAAGAGGTGTTTGCCCTGTTAACTGCTGAGCGGTCAACTCATCGACGTGCTAATTATTTACAACGCCTGCACCAACGCTATTGCGCTATGCGTGACAGCAGGGAAAGGATAGAGATATTAAAGGAAGCAGTAAGGCCGTGATTTTTACAGAAGAGCAAGTTAAAAATATGAAGCGCAAAAAGGTCGAAGTAAGACGCAAAGCAGAAGATAGGAGGGATGATGCTGAAAGACGGCAAACACATCAAGGAAGCCCCGCCCCAGATCGGAAAGTATTGGATAGCCCCGACGTGGAGCGGCGATAAAACTTATGAGGAGCAATTTATGCAAACAGTATTACTTGAAAAAACTATGGAACCAACATGGAAAAAAATACTATTAAAACTACTACAGTCATGAAGCATCACCGGCTGTTAGACCACATATTAGTTGCGTATAAATTAAAAAGTGATCGGCAGTTAGCGCAGCATTTAGGAATAGTGCCGTCAACGGTGTGCAAGATACGATCGCGCGCGTCTCCGTTAACCGCAGAAGTTATGCTGAAAATACACGACTATACAGGTATGTCAATTCAATCAATTAGGGAGCTTTCAAAATGAAAAAAATTATTTTTATGTCTTTATTCTTAACTGCATGCTCAAGTGTGCCTACTTACAACGAGCCAAAGTTAGTTGAGCAAGAAATGGTAATAGATAAAAAAATCCAAACGCTATCGCGCAACGAAGTGATCGTTGGTGTGCGTGAGTGTGAGACGAATGGACTCCGTGGTGTAATGGTCTACGGTAAACGTAAGATCAATGGATTCACCACGGACATCGTAGTTGACGTTACCTGTGCGCCTAAATGGAAAGACTAACTAAGGTAAGTTGCGCGCTCATCATTGCGGCGGGTTACAAGTCCTTTAAAGACTTTTCCGCCTGCTTTGGTGTATAGGAGAAAAGCTTCTGCTGCACCGTCGTAATCGCCGCGGTTATGGCGCATTCTGATACTGGAGCGTTGCAAGGTGCCAAGGCCACAGTTGAATGCGAATGATACCAAAGCATCAAAGCGACCCTGAGTAAGCCCACTAGGGCAATACTTAAGAACACCAGATTCAAAACGTCGGAGGTCACTTTTGAGTATCTCATTGACTTCATCCATTGTTAGTGTGCGGTTCCACTCTTTAGGGCAGGGCAGAAAACCGATTGACTTAGCGTGCAGTCTATCTGCTACGCTCATCTTTAATTGCTCTGGCGGCGCGATTAAATGGCCCACGCCGGTGGTCCACAACGCAATACTATCAAGGTACGGTTTAGTCCGTACCCCTTCGTGATGCGCTATGGCTTTAAGGCCTTTGTCAGAAATAATCATTTCTTTTGGAATGCTTGCGTACCAAACCAAAAGCTGACCACAGACGACCAAATGATTTGCGTCTCATCATCCCACAGGATGTTTAATGCTACGTCAAACGGCACGTTAGTGTGGATAGCGTAATAGAAACCAAAGATGTCTACAAACACAAGTAAGCCAAACAAACCAAAGGTGATGAATGGGCGCACTACCGCACGCATATTGATTACCCACTGACTGGCGCCCTGGCCGATCGCGATGTCATGCGCGTACAGTGCTTGACGCTCATCCGCCGCAGCAGTGATTTGCATTTGCTCTGTGTGTATTTCTTCAATGTGTTCTTGCGCAACTAGGCCAGCTGCTTGCATGCGCATTTGTTGATCCAATTGCATCTGCGCCATTTGTAGCTCATGCTTTTTATCGGAATGATCTTGAAAGATATCCAATATCTTAGGCAAGCCTCCAGATAAGAACGATAGTAAGGTTGATAGTAGTGTTAGCATTTAATTTGCTCCTTGATCAAACATCCATTTAATAAACCATGCAAAACCTGCAATGATTAGCGTAATAACAAACCCACCTACGCAGTTGTAGATTATGTTTAGTGTGCGCTGTAATTTGCGCTTCTTGCGCATCTTTTCCGCAACGATAGCTAGACGTGCCTCTGTGGCAGCTTTACGTGCTGCTTCAGCTTTCTCTTCACGTTCTTTGCGTAAGCGGCTTAGACGATCCCAGAACTCGTCCCACATGCCTGACTCATCGAAGTGGTAGATCATGATGTGTTTGATCTGGGCGTAATATTGTTTGATCTCTCGATCCATTGCCATCATTTCCATGACGTACTCGGCGTCCGAGATGGGGTCAGTGACTGGCTCACCGGCAGCAATGGCTAAGTCTTGCGCTTTCTTTGCTTCTTCTAAGTTGTTGCGGCCAAGCTCGTATTTGCTTGCGGCTGTGAAAAACTTTTTCACTGGCGAAAGTGATTCGCCCAACTTTTTACCTGACTCGACGCATTCATGGATGCTGTCGACTGCTTCTTTTGCCTCATCGGCTGCGGATTTAATGCTATTAACTACTAGCTTTACGCCCTGTATTGCTAACCCTATTGTAATCGGGTCGATCATTATTTATCCTGTTTGGCCTCTAAGCGATCAAATATCTTAGTTAGCATATCTTTTATGTCACGCATGTCTTCACGGTAATCTTCGCGGTTGACATACATGTGTGGCATAGCGCGTACATCTACATCTAGACGGTCTATAGACTTAGACACGTTGTTTAGCACCCAGCCGCCTAAAAAGCCAGCTAGCGCCACTGCTACATTAAACAAAACCTGGCTGTCCATGCATCACTCGTAAAGAATGTTAATGTTACCAGCGTCAAACGTATCTGTACCGTTAACGGTGGTAACTCGTACTCTATCTAAAGTGCCGCCTAAAGCTATAGAGCCAGCAGAAGCACCAAAAGGATTTGCGCCAGTTGTCGCAGAATTTGCTGATGCAACCCAAGTGTTACCAGTTAACAAAGTTAGTATTAACATTCCGCTTATATTATCAGCGGCAACAATGTTATATAAAGGAAACCCTGTGCTAAAAGTAGCTGCACCTAATGTAGAAGTTGAAAAAGTTACATAAGAAGAAGCGTAGCCAGAAGTTGTAAAAGAACCAGAGCCTATTTGAACTTGTTTATTTGATGTTCCACTTGTACTAACCCCTTGAAACATTACAGTAATTCGTTTTACCCACGATGGTATGCTAGTAAAGTCAATAGACGTACCGGATGTGGATGAAACCGCAGTACCACTAACAATCGGTGCTAATGTGCCAGTAACTGCGACTAAAGTTTGTGTGTTTGACCCTGCTACCGCTGGGGCTGCAAAAGTAATCGAGCCTGATGTGCTACCTAACACCGATACTGGTGGTGTGGATATACCGGCTGTGCCGTCAAGAATAATCGTCATTCTGTTGGCTCCTCAGTTACTGCTGCCGCATCATTTGCTATCTTGGCAGCGTCATATGCAGCTTGCTCTTGGGCAGTATATTCAACTTGAACTATTTCACCAGTTTGTACGTTTACAACGATTCTATGTGTCATGATGTTTACTCGTAAAGAATGTTAATTGTGCCAGCATCAAATGCGTCTGTGCCGTTTACTGTAGTAATGCGTACTCTATCAAGAACATCTGAAAGTGTTTTTGATCCAGCACTAGATGAATTTCGACCGGCATTATCTGACATATTTCCGTTAGAAACCCAAGCATTGCCAGATAAATTGCATAAAATTATGCACCCTTGTTGCGTATCAGCAGCCGCATTTATACCCCATAAAAGAATAAAACCTGCCGTGCTAGTTGCTGTAAGAGAAGTATAGTTTGCTGATGATATATAACCAGTATTTTCAATGCCACCACTGTCACCTAATTGAATAAGCAAATTGCTTGTTCCATTTGTACTAACACCATTAAACATTACAGTAATACGCTTTACCCATGACGGGATAGACGTAAAGTCAATGCTAGTTCCGCTGGTAGATGCTACAGCAGTGCCTGCTACTAATGGATACAGCGTACCTGTTGGCACTGCAGCTGTACCTGCAAAGGTAGTATTTAACCCCGAAGTGATAGTGATGGCGTCCGAGCCACCTACTTGTATTGCTGCCGATCCGTCGGCGTTTGCTTTTATGCCCGCTGTCATTGGATTGCCTCTTTAATTTCTTCTGGCGTAGACGCAGAATTAATTTGTGTTTGCATAGCTGCGTACTTATCTCTTACTGCTTGTCGTGCAGCTTCAGCCGCTACCGCTTCACTAGGAATAGTTGCCTTAATATCTAATGGAGCAAATTCTTCTGCTCGTTTAGCGCGACGAATATCGTGTGCAATATTCTTAGCTTTGTTTAAGTTAATAATGATCATTGTGTAAATTCCCATGCATTACGAAATGTACGATCTGTAGGTATATCTGCTACATCTACAATCTTGTATGGTCTATTTGGCGGCACGTCTTTAGCAGCTATCTCTTCAATGGTTAAACCACATTCAGCAGCAGGAACTATGATCGCTACGCCACCATCATCTGTTGGGTATAAAATTCTTGAATTCATTTTGTCCTCTTAACGGAATATTGCTACGCCAACATAAGTGGCATCTCTAAACACTGCTTGTACGGAATAAACTTGCACGGAACTAGTTGATGTTGAGTTTACAAATGGAATAACATCAGTAGAGCCACCAGAAATTGAGCCTATAGAAAGTTGTGCTGTGTAATTAGCATCAGGCATGGCATTAGTAAAGTTTACTGTGTAGTTTCCTGTTCCATTATCAGTAATGCTCGTTACGTTACCTGACGCACGAATTGCAACCGTACCTGTACCGTTAAAGTTTACCCAAGCACGACAACCATAAGCAACAGCAGCAGAACCGTATCCTGAATTAAACGATAAATTGCCTGGTATTGATACAGCTTGCGCAGAGCTAATCGTCATTGCAGTCGTACCTGCGCCGGTGCCTGTCTTAAATTCAAACGCGCCTACGTTATCTGCTGAAAGCGATAAGCCATTTGTAGCATTACCGGCGGTAATTACTGTTGACATAATCTATCCTTAAATAATTACCCACCGTGAGTCGGTAGGTACAGTAATAATAATTGGCGCTGAAATAGTAGTTGCCGATACGTTTTGCGATGCGCTAACGGTATATGTACCTACGCCGCCTGTTGCTGTGCCCAACGCCGTAATGGTCGTGCCTGCGGTAACACCTGTACCGTCAATAATAGAGCCTACCCCTAACACGCCAGTAACTACAGCGGTAATCGTTAATGTCGTACCTGCAATACTGCCAGTGCCTTCAAATGTAGGCCCTGTCGTCAAAGTACCTGTTGACATAGCATTCTTGCCAGTCGTGATTGTATAGCTAACAGTAATAATCTGATCATTTTCAAACAAGATCGGGTTGCCTTGGCCACCTTCGCCGCCACCACCACCGCCGCCAATTGCGCCCCAACCACTAGCGCCATAACCTTCAAATTGATCTAACGTCGTGTTATAGCGGATCATGCCTTCAGATGGCACGGCAGGACGGTCGGCGGTTGCGCCAGTTTGCAATTGGGTGTACCCAAAGCCAGAGAAGGTCACGTCGCCTGTGGCGGATAGTTCAGTAAATGCGCCGGTGTTAGGTTCTACATCGCCAATCGGCGGCGGTGAGCCGAACGACAAGTTATCCAATGGCACCACGATATTGTCGGTGGTGTATTGCGTGACATCATTAGAGTCTGTTACGACAAACTTATATGAGACGGTGGATTGCAGCCAAATATTGGCCATACCGCGCGCGTCTAAGATGATCGGGTTAGTGTTGGCGGTAT